CACAAATAAGAAAATATGATTCTGACCCACCTATTTATTTTGTAGATATAGGTGGAGAAGGTGTAGACGTAGATGACGCAACATTACATGATCCAGAAAAATTTTCATTAGCTTGTATGAATCAAATAGGAATGCCAATGATGCCAGTTCCTAAACATGCATGGAGAAAACTATTAATAAAATTATTTACTAACCTAGAAACGCTTCCTGCACCAGAATCTTCTAAACTAGAAGTTCGATTAACAGAAATACTAGCAGATTATATTAACAAAGCTCCAGGAAAAGAATTGACCGATGTGCTAAGAGGTATCGCATATACCAATAAAGAAGGAAGTACTTTTTTTCAGTTTAAATCTTTCTGGAGATATTTATTAAAAACTAAATCTTGGTCTGAAAAAACCTATCCTTATCAAAAAACATTAAGACTTTTAGAATCTTTGTTTGGAGTAGAGGAAAAAAATATAAAGGTAGAAAGTAAATCAATTAGAACATTAATAATGGAAACAATTAAATTAGAAAAACCAAACCCAAGAAAATTGAAAGTAGAACAAGAACCATGGCAGTAAGAACTATAATTCCTGGTCCTCCAGGAACAGGTAAAACTTATAGATTAGTNAANCACTATTTATCNAATGAAATCAATGGTTTACAGACTAATCCTAAAAAAATAGTCTATGTGACATTCAGTAATGCTGCTGCAAATGAAGCGTATGACAGAATTAAATATCCTCTTCTTTATATATCTACACTGCATCATCTTGGAACTAGAGAATGTAATATTGATACTACCACACAATTATTAAAAGACAGAAAGTGGAAACAATTTACAAGTCAATCGCAAATTTGCAGAGGAATGAACTTTGAAACTAAAAAAGATATATCTGGAAATACTATTCATCAAAATCATCACATGAGAATTATAACTTACTCACGTTCTAAAAAAATTAGTTTAATAGAAGCAGCTTTACAATTAGATTTACATCATTCTGTTGACTTATGGTTAACAGAACAAATTGACGAAGATTTAAAATCATATAAAGAACAAACCGGAATGGTAGAGTTCTCAGATATGATTACCCAGTTTGTCAAGGAAGATAAGCGTCTTGCTCTCGATGCCGTCTTCCTTGACGAAGCACAAGACTTAAGTCCACTGCAATGGGATATGTTTTTTCATATCGAAGAGCAATGTAAGAGATCTTATATTGCAGGAGATGATGATCAAACTATTTATGGATTTCAAGGAGCAGATCCTAGTATCTTTATAAATTTAAAAGGTACTTTTGATAATCAAATAAAATCACATCGTGTACCTAAAAAGATACACGCTAAAGCTTTAGAAATTTTAAAACATATAAATGAAAGATTAGACAAGCCCTGGGAAGCGAGGGGCGAGGAAGGAACTTATAAAGAAAATTGTTTACTAACTGATTTTGATTTTAAAAAAGATAATTGGATGATACTTGCTCAAACTAATGCACAGTTAAGAGAAGCCGCACAATTCTTAAATGATTTAAATTTAAGATACAGAGGTGGACAAAATGAATTACTACCTGCAGATTTACTTAGAGCATATAGAATCTGGACCAGGTTAAATGATGGTGCAAGTGTTTCAGGAGAAGAAGCACAGCATGTAATTGAAAAGTTCTTAACAAAAAAGGAAGTAAAACATGGCTTTGGAAAAGGAAAATTATTGGACAAAGTATTTACTGTGACATTAGAGGAACTACAGAAAGATCACGGGCTTCTAGTGGCGGGCAGCTGGGAACATCTTCATATGTCAGATGAACAAAAAAATTACATTAAACTTTTATTAAAAAGCGGCGATAATCTTACCACAGATTCAAAGATAGAGCTATCAACAATTCACGGAGCTAAAGGAAGAGAATGTGAAAATGTAATTTTATATATTGACTTTGGTTCAGAAGATGAAAATGATTTTTTAGCAAGAGAAGCAGATAAAGATCCAGATAAAATTCATAGATTATTTTTTGTTGGAGTAACTAGAGCAAAACAAAATTTATACATTATGCAAAGTACACAAACTAACTTTTACAATATAGGATACCCAATAATATAATGCACACTATTTCAAGCGAACTTGTTTTATTATCAATGATGACATTTTATTTTGGAATCAAACTTTATTTAGTATTCATAATATGAGCAACGTATGGGACAAACAACACGGAGGATCACACTACCAAAAATTTAAAATTCAACCAAGTAAATTTGTTGTAGAGAATGAATTGCTTTTTCCGGAAGGATGCGCTATAAAATATATATGTCGCCACAGACTAAAAGGAAAGAAGGAAGATATTTTAAAAGCAATACATTTTTTAGAAATGATACTTGAAAGAGACTACCCAGATGTATAATCCATTACCTCCGCGCCTTACTATAAAACCCTCTTTAATCAATGGTTTAGGGCTTTTTGCAACAGCGGGCATTGCTCAAGGAACAAACTTAGGAACCACCCATATAAAAGTTGATGGTGAAATTTTCAGAATGCCATTAGGTGGTTTTATTAATTGTGATGAAAATGCTAATTGTGTCAAAGTTGAAATGAGGGCCGAAGGTTCTGTCACGGACAAATGGAATTTATTAACATTAAGAAATATTAAGAATGGAGAAGAATTGACATTAAAATATACTTTCTACACTATAGAAAAAGATTTTTTAGAAGAATCTAAAAAAGAGGAAAAAGAATTAGAGGAATCTTACCAAGAATCAGTAAGACAAACAAAGGAGAGAACTAAATGAACTGCTGGCACTGTGATACAGAGTTAATATGGGGTGGAGATCACGATACGGAGGATAATGAGGATTATGATATAGTGAGTAACTTATCATGTCCTGAGTGTCATTGTGCTGTTGATGTATGGCACCCTTCAGAAAAATTAATAAAAGAATATAACGACTATAAGGAGAAAAAAAATGTTTAGTGCAGCAACAGAATGGGTTTGTCCCGAAAATTTTCCAGATTTAAAAGAACATAAATATATAGCAATCGACTTAGAGACAAGGGACCCTAATTTAAAATCAAGGGGTTCTGGATCTTTAGTAGGTGAAGGTGAGATAATAGGGATAGCCGTAGCTGTTGAAGGATGGTCCGGATACTTTCCTATTGCACACAGAGAAGGAAATTTACCTAAACAAAAAGTTTTAGATTGGCTTCAAGAAATTTGTAATCTTCCATCAACAAAATTATTTCACAACGCTATGTACGATATGTGTTGGCTAAGATCATATAACATCAATGTAAATGGACATATTATTGATACAATGGTTATGGCAGCTTTAGTAAATGAGAATAGATTTTCTTATTCTTTAAATAGTCTTTGTTATGATCTCTTAGGAGAAGTTAAAGATGAAGGTCTTTTAACTACTGCAGCTGAAAAAGCAGGAGCTGATCCTAAAGCTGAAATGTATAAACTTCCAGCTATGTATGTTGGAAACTATGCAGAAAAAGATGCTGAACTAACTTTAAAACTATTTAAACACTTGTCATTAGACATTAGAAAAGAAAATTTAACTGAAGTATTTGATTTAGAAACTAGACTGTTTCCATGTTTAATCGATATGAAAGTTAAGGGCGTCCGAGTAGACGTTGAACGCGCTCACTTATTAAAAAATAAATTATCTGAACAAGAAAAGCAGTTATTGCTAAAAATAAAAAAAGAAACAGGAGAAGATGTTCAAATATGGGCAGCAAGATCGATTGGTAAAATCTTTGAAAAATTAAACTTACCTTTTGAACGAACCGCAAAAACAAAAGCACCTTCCTTTACTAAAAATTTTTTACAGGTGCATAAACACCCATTGGTTCAATGTATAGCAAAAGCTAGAGAAATAAACAAGGCTCATACAACATTTATTGATACAATTATTAAGTATCAATATAAAGGTAGAATACATGCAGATATAAATCCAGTAAGAGGTGAAAAAGGAGGAACAGTAACCGGAAGATTTTCATACTCGAATCCAAATCTCCAGCAGGTCCCAGCAAGAAATAAAGATTTAGGACCAATGATTAGATCATTATTTTTACCAGAGAGAAATCATATCTGGGGATGCTTTGACTATTCACAACAAGAGCCAAGACTAGTAGTTCACTATGCAGCAGCTAGCCCGAAACTTAGAGAAGATGATGAAGTTAAAAATATAGTAGAAAGATTTAAGAACAACGATGTAGACTTCCACCAAACTGTAGCAGACATGGCAGGTATAGAAAGAATTCAAGCTAAAACAATTAACTTAGGATTGTTTTATGGAATGGGTAAAGCTAAACTTCAGGCAGAGCTAGGTTTGAATACTAAAGAAGAAGCTGAAAAATTATTTGAAAAATATCATAGTCGTGTACCTTTTGTTAAAGACTTAATGAATAATACTTCAAGAGATTCACAAAGAAATGGATATATCACAACCTTACTTGGCCGAAGATGTAGATTTGATACGTGGGAAGAAGCTGCATTTAGACCTGGAAGACTTACAAGTCCAATGACTTGGGATGAGGCTAGTTCTAAATTTGGAGAAAACAATATTAGAAGAGCGTACACTTACAAAGCTTTAAACAAATTGATTCAAGGTAGTGCAGCAGACATGACAAAAAAAGCAATGTTAGATTTATATGAAGAAAAAATTATACCTCATATACAGATACATGATGAATTAGATATATCAATAGAGTCCAAAGAACATGCAAATAAAATCATTGATATTATGCAAAATGCTGTTAGTTTACATGTCCCTAATAAAGTTGATTATGAATCAGGTGAAAATTGGGGGGATATTTACGATTAACCGGAGGATAACTATGGAAAAAGTAATACAAAACGCTAAGAGAATATGGAACTTAGCAATAAGCAACAAAAAGGCTACAGCTGTAGTTGTAGTTGCTGTCATTATAGTAGTACATTTAATTACTAATTAAT